CCATAAAGATCTTCCCAATTGCGTCGATCAATAATACCGTATAGTGAATTAATTTTATCTTGTCGCATTTGTTTAGATAATATATTAGCTGATAAGTAGTCTGGGCTCTGAACATGATTTAAACCTACTCTAATACGTATTTTATTGTTGGCTAAATACCTTTCTAATTCTTCAACATACATAAAATTATAGACGCTGACAGTTTGAGTTACACGATAAATGAATTTGTAATTATTTAAAAATAATTTTAAGTTACTAATGGTTAAATCCCAATCGCTTAAACTTCTAATATAAGTGTTGCGCTCTCCAACATCATCAATGCTGAAACTAATATGTACTTCTTTAAATTTAGTCAATAGATCCAATGCTGGAGTAATTTTATCCCATTTATAATTTAAATTTGTATGGTAGTGAATAGCGATATCTGTTTTACCATCTCGCACTAATTTTTCTAATAGTTTAAAGTGAGTAGGTACAAGGAATGGTTCGCCACCACTTATATGTATTTGTTCTAGATTAGGAGCAAATTCTGTTAATCTGTTGTAAAAAGATTCATCGTCTACCCAATCAAAACTAAAATCAGGATTACTTTTAATCCAATGATAACCACTAGCTAACTTGACTGTATCTTTTAATTTATAGTAATCTTGAATCCAGCTTGTACTAGAGTCTGCGTTACAGCTTCGACATTTTAAATTACAAAAATTTCCTAATCGTAATTCAATGTGACGAAGATCTGTCTTGATAGAACCGTCAACTGAGGTCAATGCCGCATGATCTAAATTTCGAGTAGTTTCTTGCTGTCGTTTACTTTTTCCACCAGCCTGTTCAATTTGATGGCACCCCTCACATGCAGTCGGTACCTTGCCTGCTAACATATCTAGTCTAATAGTTTTATAATTATCGCAGTTAACAATCTCTGGTATAGAACTATTCATAACTGTTATAGTTTTAGTTTTATCCTCACTGACTCTGTTCCAACTATGTCCGTTGCCCTTACCCGAATGTTTAGCCACACAGCATACAGTACAGTTGCCCTGTGGAAACACACTTAAATGAATCCAGGGAAAATCACAAATAAATTTATCACTCATAATGTATCAAACCATTCGGCTAATTCTGGTACAGCCGTTCTTATATCTTCTTTTCTAATACGGTCTAACTTAATAGTATCTCTTTTAAATCGCTGTTGTAAGGTCGTGGTTTCTTCTGTTGATGTTGTTGAGATTAAATAAAATTTAATTTCGTTGTATAGGTTAGCTAACCATCGACTTTCTTCTTCGGTTACGGCCAGCGTTATTTTTTCTAAATGTTGATCCAGTTGTAAACGTATTTGATCTTTTAGCTCTTCGGGCAAAATTGACGACATATAGTGCTTAGGCCAGTTAACGTGACTTACTAGTACTTTCCTAGTCGACATTTTTAATTCTATTAGTCGATCAACTAGTTTAGTAAAATTAAAAACTGTGAGAATGTTTATAGTAGTTGATACTACATAATCAACATTTGATTGTGATAAACGGACTAAGTTTTCTTCTACTCTAGGCCAGTCAGTTCCAGATCTACTGTACTCTGCATTTTCATCAATGCCGTCAATACTTGCAAAAATTCTAACATCTTTGAATCGTTTCCAGATATCAACCAGGTCGTAATCTTTATACTTGATAGTACTCATATTGGTGTTGTAACGCAAAAATACATCATATCGTTCTTTGGCAATTAGCTTATCTAGTATCTGATAGTGTTCGGCCATAAGTAATGGTTCACCGCCAGCAAAATAGATTTCTTCAACATCGTCAATAAACTGATCAACATATTTCATTAAATTAGTTCCATAATACGCACTGTCAAGGAACTTTACCTTAGTTTTCTTTTCTTCAGGTGTAAAGTCGTCAAACCAAGAACTACTACTACCATGTCCGCACATACGACATTTAAAGTTACAGATATTGCTGAATCTAAAATCCCAAAAAATTATTTCAAACGTTTCATAAGTACCGTCGGGCAATGTGTTACTTTTAGCTTTTTCAATATGATGGCTGAATCTTTCAGTAACCGCCATTCTATAGCTTACACCACCGCTGTCTTCTTTTTTAGTACAGGTTAGACATCCTTCTGGAATTTTATTTTCTAAAAAGCTTCTACGCATAGATTTAGTATGTTCGTTATTCCATATTTCTTCTAGTGTAGTATCTTTTAAGTTTCCAAAATCTTGTCCAAGATACGCACAACAAGGCTTAACACGACCGTTAGGTTCTGTATTAAGATGTATCCATGGCACTATACAAAATTTGTCTTCGCTCATATTGTGTTAAACCATTCTATAAATTCTGTTGGGAATACCCTAGCTAATGTGATATTTTTTCTATCAGCATATTGTTGTGTAAAACTTTTTAAATCATGCACCTTATTGTTTTGGCTGTCGGTATCTTCTTGACTACGATCAACGTTTCGAAGATACACAGCTATTCTCTCTATTTGATTAGCTTCGGCAGGACTTAGCCCAACAACACTACTTAGCCAAGTTTCAATCTTGGCCGCTTGTGTTTGTTTTAAGTGTTCAGGTAATACGTTTAAGTTTTGAAAACTAGGAAAGCGTACTAAATTAAGACTCATATGGAACTGATGGCCACCAAATTGTTTACGTAGCTCTAACATATCTGTCATAAACTCTGTTACGGTCCAAATGCTTAGAGCACTAATAGTCATCATAACATGTATCATATTATATTGACCTTCTTTGGCAAATTGTATTAAGTTGTTACGCCATAATGTATAGTCTAACCCATGACGAATAAACTCTCCGTGGGCCCCGTAGCCTTCACCGCTGGTATATAGATCAAATTTCTTAAACTTTTTACTAGCACTAATAAGTTGATTTAACTTTACTTGATCCATTATAAGATTACTGTTAACAGCAAAATCAAAATTTGTACCTTCGCATTCGTCTAACAATTTCCAAAATGATGGACTACGAGTAGGCTCACCCCCGGTGATTCTTAGTTCTTGTAAATTATTTTTAAGGCTAGCATGAAACCATGTAAAGAACGCTTCGATGTAGGGATTGTTTTCATTTTTAATCCCGTAAGGTAACGCATGTTCCCCGGCATTTTGAAACGCACCACCACCTGATGTTTTTAATTCAATGTACGGACCATTAACCTTAATATCACTAGCCCAAGTAGTACTGAACTCTGCATTACAATAACTACAACTTAAATTACATAAATTATCAAAACTGATCTCTAAAGTTTTTGGGTCAACATCTGATCCAGGATCTAATTTAGCCAGCTGAAGTATTTCTTCTTCTTCATAAATCCTAGTCTTATAAACTCGATCACTATATACATCAGGTGCTGCATTATCCTCAACAGTCCAGCAATAAGCGCACTCGTCACATCGCTCACCTATTAGCATTTCTAATCGGCGGTCCTTCTTAAAGACGGTATTGTGTAGAGCAGACGGGTTTCGTTTGATTTCAGCTATGGGTATAGTATGAGCAGGTGGCAAATGACAGCTGGCTGTTCGTCCGTTGCCTAACCATATAGTAGCATTGTACCACTTTGCGGCACAAAAGCTAGGACTTATTTCGTTAATAATTTCTATTGTGCGTTTTACATTTGTTGACATAGTTGATAAAATTCTGTAAGTTCAGGGAATGTTTTATTAAAGTTGGTTCCCCGTCTAATATCATATTCAGTGATAAAAGATGCAAAGTCTTTTCTTAATTGTAATTCCTTGATATCAGTGCTGTTCATATAGTCAATCATACGACGCAACTGATCTATTTCACTTTCTGATAAGTCAGGTCTTTCTAAAATTAATTTTGCTACTTCTTTTGTAAATCTTTGTTTGCTAGCAGAGTCTAAAATAGGTAATGACAGAAATTCTGGATACCGTAAAAAGTTAGTCATAAACTGAACTTTATTAAATGTGGCATTCTTATTATAATGCTTACGCAAGTCTAACAAGTATCGTATAAAACTACAATAGGTTGTAATGCTAGTTAAATTAACAGTAGTCATTACAGCAACAATGTTATTGGTATTATTTAAAACTTTTTCTAAGTTTTTAGTCCATGCTGAATAATCTAATCCATATCTAATATATTCAGCAGGAGCGCCAACTGCTTCTCCGCTGGTAAAGATTTGTACTTCTTTAATTTTACTAGAAATACTATTGAGCTTTATAATCATACGATTAATTAACTCGTCTGGGATTCCTAAGTTAGTGTTAATAGCAAAGCAAAACTCTGGTTTGGGATCAGCTTCTATAGCATCTAACATACGCCAGACATCTTTGCTCAACAGTGGTTCCCCGCCTGTTAGTCTTAGCGTGTTTAATTTAGGATAAAGTTCCGGCCACCATTTCCAAAACGCATCGACATAAGGATTGTGATCGCTATGCTTGATAGGCATCTTTCCAACTTGTTTAAACCAATCAAACCCATTAAAGTTTTGACTAGTAGGATACCCACCGTGCTTGTCTATTTCTTCATACCATTGACTACTAAGATCTGGACTACAATAAGCGCATTTAAAATTACACACATTGCTAAAACTAATTTCAACGTATGTAGGTTCAACATCAGCTGTTTTATTTTTAACAACTTCGCCAATGTGAGGATAGGCCCAAGATGTTGCACTTTTATAACTTCTATCACTTACATGCCCGTTATCTTCAGCGGTCCAACAATAGTCACACTCGGCGGGTCTAACGCCATCGAGCATTTTTTGCATTTGTTCTTTTTTAAAATTAGTATTATGTAGAGCCTTGTGATTTTGCTCTAACTCGTCTAATGGAATCTTATGAGGTGATGGATGGTGGCAACTATGGTTAAAACCGTTTTGGAGATATAATGTTAGTTGATACCATTTGGCTAAACAAAAACTAGGACTAACAGCATTTAGGATTGGAATAACTTTTTGAAATTTTTCGTGTTCACTCATATGATAATTGTTTTCATCTTATTATAACTTGGTCACGTAAATTGAGTGAGACTAATATCATCAATTAATTTTTTTAGGTGATTCGAAATTCCTAAAAAAGTATTCTTTTTGTTTCAACCGTTTTATTTAAAAAAGTCATTAGATTGATTTTGTATATCTTTTTTTAATTTTTCAACATCAATTTTAAAATCAATTTTTTTAATATCTTCTTTGTATTCAGCAAATGTTTCTACCAATCTATTGGCAATTATATCACTGTGACTGCTAGACAGCTGTTCAGCAATATTAATTTCCCATATCCTACCATTACCGAATTCCAACCTAATTGATTCTAGGTAGTGAACCGGCATGGTATTCATATAAAGATCTTCAAAGACTTCTGGCCATTCCTGAACAAGATGCTTTGGCGGTTTAAATAACGGTTTAGGCACTTTCGGCTTCTTTGGCCTTTGCCGCTTTCTTTACCGGCGGATCTAAGTCATCTGCTTCTTTACGTAGACGGGCAGCTTCTTTGTACATCGAATCAGCTTGACTGCGATAACTTTTAGCAATATCTTTATCAGATAAAACTTCATTAGCGGCTGCCTTGAGAGGTGCCACTGCAGGTGTTGACGGAGGAGCAAGGTCTTTAACCGTTACAAGTTCTTGAACTTCCGGAGTGTCTTTCTTAGAACCGGAAACAAATGTACATAAGTCATCCACTGCACAGTTTTTTTGTTCAGCAATAAGTGTATTAAGCTGGTGCAGAGCAATTTCGCTGCCAGGCGATGGCATCATCAACACATCGTCTGTAGGAACCTTAACCATTCTGTTATCAGCTCTCAGAGCTTGTAACATTGGACGGCCGTCGGAAAATGATCTTGTAAATAATACTTCACCAAATTCAAAAGCAGATTGTGCTTCGGTGGTCTCAACCAACTTCATGATATCGTCATGATAGTTGTCTGACAGACTGGATACTGGAATAACTAATGCTTGATTGGATTCGCCGGGTAATGTTCTAAAAGCCACTAGAACCTTAGAGCCTGCTTTTTTCATTTTTCCTACATGTTTTAATGATTTCATCACTGTTCCTTTTTAGTAACAGCTTCCAAGAATGAGTTAAGTTTGTTATAAATCTTACCAACTGCTTCTAGTTCGGCTGCTTTGAACGCTCCTCGTTGACTAGCCACATCTAATATGCTTCTCAGTGCGGACAAGTCGTTGATATTCAAATCGGGTGCTGCTGGTTGTGTCTCTGGGGCAGCGGCTGCTGCTTCTGGTGCTTTAACTTCTTCGGTCATGTGTTTCTCCTTATATGTGGACATGCTAGCATAAAATAAGTCAGCTCTTTGTGATCTTCAAATCCTACATATGTGGCAGTCTTAAGTTTTCCATCTTGTGAAATGCCAGGCTGTCTTTTTATGTAGAATCTTCCTACCAATTTGGATCTGATCCAAGTTTCAACATCTGACCCAAATAGGTCTACATCAGCCAGTTTTATTTTAGCAAAATGTGGAGCTACTGAATCAACCTGTCTATGATTTAAGATGTCAAGAGCGTTTAGTTTTAACATAGTGATATTTAATTCAAAGATAATTTATTGAGATGATTCTTGGCTTAGCCTTTTATTCAACGCCTTAGCAGCACCCATTTTTCTAACATCGCCAGCAAATAGATACAGTTCAAAGGCTGCTTTTTCTGATAAGACTTTAATATATCGTTTTTGTAAATGGAAGGGCGAATCTAGATATTGATCCATCCAAACTAAAACTTGCGGTCCTATTGTTAGATCTTTTGGAAGTTCTATTTTATAAGTTTTAATTTCTGATTTGGTTTCTACAAACTCTAGGCATTGATCGGTCATTCGTAATCCACCTACGTCTTTGCCTCGAGTACTTAACCACCAAACGGCACGAAATTTTTTGACGTATTCAGCATCATGCGGTTGTCCCGCAGCTTTGAGGAATACCGAAGTATAGGTATCCTTACGGTCCATATCTTACTCTATCTTTTCACCTTGACTGAGTTTATAAACTGCAAAGTCTTGAGTCTTGAAAAGTCGATTAAGTTTTTTTGCAAGGTTGTGTGCATGGCCAGGATTGCTAAATGAAACTTTTTTGTATTTAGGACCGGGATAGCTAGCCACTAGACTACCACTCTTTAGATTGAATGGCTCGCCTTTATAAAACACAGCCCAGATGGCATCGCTCTCAAGAATTTGTTCAATCTTAAAAGTGTCCTTATTAGCATGTTCTAATATAACTTTGGGTTTTGGTCTACTCATTAATACGTGTTTCCTAATTAACCACGTATATATTTATCAAGAACCGAACCCGCCTCCATCGAACTTAACGTCAATTTTAGTGGTCGATTCACGTATTTCCGCTAGCATAGCATGTATTTCTTGAACTGTACGACCTAACTTAGATGTTAATACCGCTAATTCAGCGGTTAAGTCTTTGGCTTCTTGTATTGATATTCTAATGTCTTTTTGTTGACTACGTTCAGCGGCAGCTACTCTGGCCAGCAATCTTTCAACACTAGGTAAATTTGTAGGTAAATTACTTTGAGACATTTGCCAGAACCTGCCGCATTTCTAGTTCAGTTTTAAAGGGACCTTGATAGGTATATCTTTGCAGGGTAATTAACTTAGGGCAAAATGATTTAACCCATCCTTTGTCAAATTTAATTACATAGTAACCTGCACAATACAAACTTTTTGAATCAATGCTTTTTGTAAACAAAGGTAATTTACGTTTGATATCAAACATTGCATTGTGCGGTTCAGTACTTGTTGAGTATCCATGAATTTCGTTTGGCAGTGCATTGTCTGCTTCTTTAATAATTTTTGCAACAAAGAAATCTTTACCAAATTGACGAGTTAGACTTTCTTTGGTGTCATAGATTTTAATTCCTAATTCGTTGCTAAGAACAAAACGATTGTCTTCGTTCTTTCTTAAAGTGGCAAATTTTGTACCATCTCGTTCAACAATCCAGAATTTATTTTCAATGATTGGTTTTGCGTGTAAATCTGTCATAGTATATATCTCGCATTCAGTGGCTCAGCATAGGCTTGTGCCTGATCGGCAATCTTTTTAAGATCATACAGATTGCAAAATTTCATTAATCTAATACCAACTTGGCTGACGTTTTTATTTGCCTGCGTTGCTGTTGTAATTGTGTCAACCATAATTTGTTTAATCTCGGCTGGTTGTGCAGCCAGATCAATCAATTGACGATTGCGTTCGTAGTCATCTAGCACACGATGTTCTTGACCGTTGTGGTCGGACCAGCGTTGAAGCATGAGATTGTTCCACGCATAGCCTTTTGAGTCTCTATCACCGTAGGCTTCACGGAGACCAACCTTATTCTTTGTGCCTTTTTCACGTACTCCCGGATATGCAGAGAATACATTGTCTGAGGTATCGCCTCGCATGCACTTTTCAAAAAGTAGCCATTGTGGATCCGGAGCCGCTTTGACTTCTTGAGTTTTTTTATCAATGATGGGCTTATTTTTTTTATCAAAGTAGCCTTCGTGCGTGATTGTGGTTTCTGTGACGCCATTATATTGTTTTACATTAGGTGAAATTAGTTGTACGAAATCTGTATCTGTTGAAATGATCACATGATTATCGCTAGGATGACTTTGTATCCAACCTGCAATTAAATCATCAGCTTCTAGGCGTGGATGTTGTAGTACTGTGCAGTTAGTTTTTTCTGTAACAAAATCTTTAAATGTGTCAAAGGCTTCCCAAAATACACGTTCTTCTTCTGCTTCTCGCTCTGTATGTGCCGCCCGAGCCGCAGTGCGTTGTGCCTTGTAGGGTTTGTAAAAATCTTTACGCCAGCTGCGCCCCTCTAAGAAGAATACCACATGTTTCCCATCAAAGTCTTGCCATGCTTTCTTAATACTGTTAAGTGTGATATGAAATGCCATGCCTAGTTTGATATCAGCGTCACCGTTGATAACGTGTCTTGCACGAAAAAAGGTGTTTGCAGTATCAACTAAAATATATGTCATAGATTCTTCTTTCGAACTTCATTAATATCAATAACGCCAGTGTTTACAGCGCCGCCAAAATCTCCGTCAACTACTACATTAGCACATAGTTCACGGAACCAACGATCTACAATCTCTTCGTCTTTATCGCCGTCGAAACCATATCCTTCTTGCTTTAATTTTAACACAAACTGCTCGTTCCAGTCAAGCTCAAAAAAGCCATTGCGGATATTATCTTTATTAACGTGAGTGTTAAGTACACCTACCCAAGGTTCCTTTAGTTTGGTAGCACGATCTTTTGGACTTAGTTTAGCAGTTTCTTCTGCTTCTACAGCACGTTCCGCAGCCTCGACTGCATCTTTGGCAATTTTTGTTGAGGCCTCGGCCAGTTGTACTGCTGCCGCAGTTTCGGCCTTGATCTTGTCAATGCCAAACAGTTTTTCTATAAACTTCTTCATTAGGTACCCCACTCATTTTTAAACAGCGGCACTTGTAAACGGTCACTATAACGTAGTCCGTTTTTCATTGCTAGCAATGCTACATTCTTATTGTTTAATGCGTAGACACTTTCCACGCCGCCTACCGGCATTAGATATACATGACCTGTAAAGCCTACTTTACGATATGCGGCAATCGCACACTCGGCATCAGCAAAGTCTTGTTCTGTAGCAATAACAAACTTCAAATATGCTGTACCAACTTCTTCGTACTCGCAAACGACTTCTGGAAGGATAGCTTCTTCCCACTTTTCGCCACTGCAAGGAAGTTTAGCACTTACTGAGAATGTAATTTCTCTAGAGGCAAATGGCGGATTCTGTGCCCATTGTTTTAGATACTGTTTAAACTCTGGAGTTAGTTTCTGAGTACCATTTGTTTCAAAAGTAATTTCTTTTAACTTGCCCATCTTTGGATGATTCAACAAATCAGGATAAGCACGTTGCCAACCTAGCAAAGGTTCGCCACCTGTGATAACCAGATGTTCATCACGCCATTCTTCAAACGGAATAATTTCCATAATTCGTTCTACGATTGCTTCGCTAGTAAGCATAGGCGACAACTCTTTAAAGTCAGGATGCCAACTAGCGTAGCTGTCACATCCAGTACTAACTAATGGTAAATCTTCATACTTTGTAAAAGGCGTAATCATTTTATGTGTAGCCGCAATGTCAGTAGCTTCGTGACTTACTTCCCCACGAGGCATACCGAAGCCGGCACATTTAAAGTTACACCCGAATGTGCGTAAGAATACACTAGGCACACCCATGTATCTACCTTCACCTTGTATGCTGTAAAACAGCTCTGCGATTTTAATTTTGCTCATAGTATATTATACACTCTTTTCACTAGTTGTGTCAACCTTTTTGAGTTGCCAACTACCATCTTTTTGATCTATCCATTCTAATGTGTCGCCTTCTACCCAACCTTGTAGATTGAGCATATCTTGAGGTAACGGCAAAACAAGATCACCTGTGTCGAGATCTTCTTCAACGGTAACTGTCCAATTTTTCAATTTCAACTCCTAATTAAATGGCATTGTCGTTTTTATGTTTCCAATCTTGATATCTACGCTTACGACATTCTTCTTTTACATCGATGGGAATATCAGGATGCCATTCAGCCATACTACAATCGTACACTCGATATTCGGGAAGCTCTACTCGAGAAAGTACAATTATCCAAAGGACGCAAGCAACAATAAATCCAACAATGTATTTGATCATATTCTGTCGCTTAACAATATTTTGCACATCATAGCATCGTGTTCGTTATGAAATTTAAATGTCATCTGATCGGTCTCTGGATGACTGGTATATCGATCGCCTGGCAGGCCAAAGTGTTCCAATACCATAGCACAAGTTTCATTCCACCAAAACCCAGTTTGTTCTTTATTCCACGGAACCAGAATTTCATGCACTGATGATGTCCTTTAATGTTTCAAATATTTTAGAATTGCCTTCAATGGTATAATGATTTATATTTCCTCGCTCCTTAGACCAAAGGCCACTAAAATCAATATGATTGTTTTCTACTGCAAGTTGATTAACAATATCAATATGACTCATGCTGATATATGGCACAGTGATCAACAGTTTGATCTGTTTTCTAATTAAATTATAAATGTCTATTTGATATTGATCATCATAATGATATTTGAAATATTCTTGTGCGGCCTTAAGACTGGGATTTCTAAATGAAGACCTATCGAGCAGATCATTTAAAATCAAATCACAATCTTTATGCAGCCCTTGTTTATGTATGGGATGTTGCGGGGTATGCAGTCGACTGGGACTGGTATGACTCACAATCACCATGTCAAAACTTGCAACATGCTGAGATTCGATTTGTTTTAGAATCTTGTATTCTCCTATGCCCGCCTGTGCTAGATTAACCACATTGTATTTTGCAGCGAGCAGTGTAGGCCAACCCAACTCGGCATTCGGCCATACAGTAGCAAAACTGTCTCCCGCAATCAATATTTTCATTGTGTCTTTAACCAGGGCAGATATTTATCCGAGATATACTTGTGATATTCACGATTATAATGTTCGTTGTCTTCTAGATAGAATTTTGTATGGTCTATTAGTTTGTCAGCGAGATAGGCTTCAACGGTTTTAGTAGCAATCACAGTATTGTTTAATTTTCCATAATATTCAAAATTACTAGGAAATTTTAATCGTTCTGTAAAATTAAAAAGATAAAGTTTGGCACCATGTTCCGCACACATGCGATCCCATACATAGACATCTAGTAAAAAATCACGTTTTTCTAAAAATGTATTAAGTTCAAAAAATAACTTAACTTCCATATAGGTGTTTTTACGAAGATTTGGTGATGCCAGTCCTTTGCCCATGTCAATATCTAGCCCGGGAAAATTACTGTAGTCTTTATCGCGTGATTTCTGAAATAGTTGTATTTTTTCATTTTGTATAGTTTGATCACAATACCTATCAACGACACCATCGGACGCACTCATCTTTTCGGTAAAGTAGTCAATGGGTATAATTTCGTCAGACAACTCACCGTCAAAAGCCAGTCTAAATCTATTGAATGGTGCTAGACATATAAACACTTCGTCTATATCATCATATTTTTTAAACATGTTAGCTAGCCAATCAGTGTAGACTCGATTACAAACACCTGCCATTGCATATATAGCTACGGGTTTGTTATTATCTTCTCCGTAGATTTCTGCATAGTTGTTGTCGTTCCAATAAGAATAACTACCCGGCCCTACTTTAGTCGGGTGACTCCAGTAGCCACAAGTTTGACTATCACCTATGAATAAAGCTCTGCTCATTTTTTATAATTTCCTTTTTCTGGAATAACATGTCTAACACCGCCACGAGGATCCGCCATGTCTCCTTTGCGTCTTGGAATTAGATGTATATGCGGGTACATTACGGTCTGACCCGCTGCCTCACCCCAATTGATTCCAATATTAAATCCATCCCACTCACCTTTCTCTACCATATCTTTGCCGTGTGTTAGTGCATCACTAAAGCAGTCGACAATCACTCCATCGGCTGCATACTGCGGCACAAACAACAAATGACCTTCGGATACAGGGTACTTATCTTTAAAGACCTTGACATGGAAGTCTTCCCGGACCAAGTCCTTCCACGGTGCAATACCTTCCTTCTCTGCATCTGCTAGTATGTAATCTTCTTTTCTCATTTAGTCCACCACTCTTCAAAGGGAAATTCAATCCATACAGGATTTTCTGCTTTGTTGATCTCTTCCCCAACATAGTCCATTTTGACTTTGGACTCGCTGGCAAGGTTATCGAATATTGTGGCAAACTTTACATTTTGATTCCATATTTCGTCAAGCCATCTTTCGTCATCGGGTAAACATCCAGATTGCCAATCGTTTAAAATCCAGTTAATAGTTGCACCTGTATCGTTGATATCGTCTACTACCAGTATATTCTTTTTTTCACCGCCTGACACCATAAGGTCGTATATAGGATAACCGAATGCATCTTCAGACATCCAAAGATTGCTTTCAGTGGCATGATCACCGCCGTTGTCTCGTAGACTTACTTTCAGTGTTTCGCAGGGAATATTAAAATACTGACTGATCATGACAGCAGGCAATAGCCCGCCTCGGGTAATGCCTACTACGTAATCTGGGCGCCATTTATTTAGAGAAATATCTCTACAAATCTTTGCCACTAGGCCTTGAAACTCTTGCCAACTTACTTTACGCTTTTCCATGACGCTCCTTAAGATACTGCTCGTGTTGAATCCATTTGTTGTTGACTAAAAATCCCCAATCGCGTTTGTGTGGGCCGGGCATGAACAGAGTCCAAGCAGTGACTCCTTGTTTTAATTCGATACGATGATAGCTATTAGAACTACAGATTCGAAAGTGTCCAGGCCCGCGCCAATGCTTAGTTTCTCCGACCATTTTGCCATATTCAAAATTAGGAGTGTATTCGTAGTAACCTCCTTTTAAAATTAGAGTGGCGTAAGGCCACGGATGATCATGTACATCATCGGGATCACCTTTTAGGAATTTGTGTAAGAATATGTTGAATGGAAAGTGCGTTCGATCTTTTAAAAACACATAGTAGCGTTCTAGGTAAGGCTCGTTGCAAACACGATCAAAAATGATACGTTTGCGACCTAACTGTTCAAGCAGTTTCAAAAACATTTTCAACTTCTTCCTTGAGGTATCTTATTAATTCTTTGTCCGTAGGCATTACGCCATAATTGTTCTTGTAAAAAATTTCATAGCTGTCGCTGCCGTATTTTCCAATGCCATATAACTTTGTAGCATCATTTCCGTCCCAAGTCAAATAGTCTTGACTCATTCTAATCAAACGACTATAGCGAACATTAACCATTCCCAAGGGTTGGATAATGCTTTTGACAAACTCTTCGTCTGCGTGTAACAAAGATAGTGCTGTAGGAAACCAATATAGGAATTCTGGTAGCGTGGTCTTTACAGCTTTGCGTCCAGTTTGATTCAGCATGATTACACCGACAAAATGCTGCCAAGCATCGTCTACCTGTTGTTGTACCATTAGGTCATTACGTAGAGGTTTAATCATTCTACACCTTCACCAAACCAATCATCTACTTGACGCTCTGCTTCTTGTTGTGTCATTGCGTGTACAAAGATACGTGCAGGTTGGCCCACAGTGTGCTGTATGTTATATTTGATTACACCAGCGGGAATTAAATCCCAGTCTCGTTCTACAACAAACTCCTGCAAGTTTTTTGCACGATTAATTAAATTATCGGTTAGTTCTTTTGCGGTAGTCATAATGCTATTCTTCTGGTTTAGGATTATCTACACTCCACGGCCAAGAAGTTCTTGGATCAGGCCTTGGTTTAAGTTTAACATTTTCTTCAATGACTGTACCATCATCTTCGCACAGATCTACCTGATAAGGCGCAATGATGTGTACAGCAGTGTCTTCTTCCAGCCATTCATGCTCACCGTCAAACAGCCAGCCAGCGCCGCCTTCGTAATAGGCTTCACGAATAGATTCTTGTTCAGCCTCGTCGATATCATCGCTGAATTCAAATTCGATGCTACAACTATCATCGAACTCGCAACCCCAGCCCACATCTGCTCTGGCATAGGCAACATCGTCACCTTCCCAAGGAAGATTGCAATCTAGGTCGCCTTCTACAAAGCCTTGCCCCCAACGATATGTTTCGTCGAGGTTAAACCAACCGACGCTACCGTCTGGATTATTACGATACATTTCTACATGGTAGACAATGCTTTTCTTCTCTAGAGGTTTAATTACATATACTTGGCTCATGATATTCCTTATCGTGGTGCAAACTCTTGTTGTAGTTTGATGTTATCAAAAAACTCTTTCTTTGTGTGAGGATCATCTTTAAACGAACCTTTAAGTACTGTAGTCTGTGTTAGACTAGAGTGTGCCATGATGCCACGATTCTCACAGCAACCATGTGTGGCCTGTATATAGACTGCTACATTGTCGCTATCAGTTGCCTTGCTAATCTCACGGGCAATGTCGTTACATAGTTCTTCTTGCAGAGTACCACGTCTAGCACACCACTGTGCTATTCTTGTGTACTTTGACAAGCCGATAAGTTTTTGTGCGGCGATGATACCGATATACGCGACGCCAGCCACAGGCTGGTGATGGTGACTGCACATGCTACGAAGCTCACTGCGAACAACCAACATACCCTCATATCTATCCTCACTATCGTTGGGAAAAGCAGTACAATCTGGAGCAGCTTGATATCTACCTTCCATGATTTCATTGAAGTACATTTTAGCCAGTCGACGGGCTGTACCTTTACTGTTAGGATCGTTCTCGCGATCAATGAGCAACTTGTCTAGCACTTGTTCAAATGCGGGCGTTGCTTCGTCAATTAGTCGTTCTATATCGCCTTCATACAGATAGTCGCTGATGTTATCGCCTGCCCAAAAGCGTTTTCCTTCACGCTTCATTTTAAAGCGAAGTACATCTGATAGGTATGCTTCTTCATATCCGCCATCGCCTGCCATTGCGTCCAAGCCTGTTTCTTTACTTGTCAATTTTATTTCTCCGAGTTAATGTCGTGGATGACATTTGTTATATTATTTTAACATCTCTAATAGTTTATTGCAACTAAAAAAGTTTTCTTTTAGTATATCTACCTGTTTATTTAGGCTAGATATACGAGTTCTGTAATTTTCCATATGTTCTATAATTGTTTTACAGATGTCTGGACGATATACAGTATATGCTTCAAAACTTTCAGTCCATTTGCTAGGATACTTAAATGTATCAAGAGCCATTTCGCTATAGCTTAGGCGATCCGGCACCATTGGAATAGCATCCACAATAGCACCTTCGTACCAACTGATACCCAGTGTTTCTTGTAGATTGGCACTGAATACCATTTTTGCTTCACCTAACAAATTGTGATATTCATTTTTGGTCAACTGTTGATCTTGACAAACAACAAATTCATATTGCGGCAACTGATGTTTTAGATCACGGAATATTTCAACCTGTTTCTCTGGAGCAACACGATGCGGGAATAGAATAAGATCACGCTTCTTCATGTTCTTATACATTAGCAAAGTGTCCTGCATATACTCCATAGGCCAACCTGTGCGTACAAACTTAGGATACTCGCCTGCAAGTATTTCTTTAAGTTCTTCCTCGTACCAAGGATTTTCTACAGTATGCCCATTGTTCAGTAATTCTCTATTAAACAATTCAATATGAAAGTCAGTGGCAAAGTAGTTGTGATCAAAGGCAGAAAAGAACGATTTCTCTGCATTACGCACCCAAGGCTTGTTGCCAACAAGACGTCCTAGGAAGTCTTGCGGATCATATGAACCAGCATGCCATAAGCCATGTGTTGTTATTGGAATGCCCAGCAACTCGCTCATATACTTTAAGTTTATGATACCAGGATGCCAAGCGTCAGTAAACAAAAAATGATCGCCAGGCTTAACTGCTCCGGAACAAAATAAACGGCCCATCTGCTCAACTTGACTAGCCTTGTAGATATTAGTGCCGCCAAAGTTGAGAAATGCCCCAGGAGTGGTAGCACTAGGAATGTCCGTAGGACCTGATATAATGTTGACATTGTGTCCTGCCTTTCGTAAGAGTGCAGGTACATGAGTCTTCCATTGACCCGTGTACCTTGTCTCAACTGCTTCTAGATCAACGAGAAAAATTCTGCTCATTGCGACGACCGTTATTGTCCCAACGAGGCTTGTTGCCTAAATATGGGCGTCTTGCTGGACGACGACTTGCCAGGTAAGACTGATAAGTTACAGAATCTCTCTTATAGAGATCTGCAGGATTAAATGGTTGCAGTTCTAATCTACACCAATCTAGATATGTATCCAAGTCATCAAAGATCCGAACAACGTCGGGACGATTTTCAAAATAGGAATAATCTCTGTAATTCTTAGCCATTATAGCTTTCCTTTTAGTACTTAATAAATGAACCATTTTCTCCGTCTTCGGAGACCTCAATCCAAACCTCACGACCTGGATACTTTTTGTTAATGACGTCATACAAATCGCCTGACATCATTTCACAACTCTTGTAGTCTAAACTAAGTGTAGCATCTTTATAAAGATTTAGCAACCATCGTTTAAACTGAATAAACTCAATATCTCGATCATCGTGGGTAACACCAATCCAAACTTTAAAGTGGAAGATATGCCGATGCGGATAGCCTAGGAAACTTACATCATATTCATCTCCTGTAGCAAGTGCTGGGTCTGTCAGCGCCGCTGGATATTTGTGCATACCTTCTTTCTGAAAGGTAACCCAAATCATTTTGTTGGGTCTAATGTCTTGTTTGATAATCATAATGACAACAGTCCTTCGCACAGCGTTTTAATTTCTTCTCTAGTCATGTGAAAATTGTAGGTACTGGATTCAGTGATATTTTTCTCAGTGTCTAAACATTCTTGAATGATATCTACTGCAAACAGTCCTTGTGGACTTATACTTTCCCAACTTTCAACACGAACTCTGTATGCATCAGTTTCTTTTATCGTGATTTTTTTTACATCTAGATTGGGATGTTTCATC